AAAAAGGCGGGGCGGCTTGATTTGGTCTTTGACTAGGCCAAGTGGAAAGTCAGAAAAACCTTGGCATCGACATCCTCAAGTGCTGACTTGACGCCGCCCCAAACTGAACTGAACAAAGGAGAGAATCGTGGAGATTCCCGAGGCAGAGAATAGCATCACCGCGCTGATTGACAAGCACCACGAGGCGCAGGCAGCGCAGGAGATGCCACGCCCGCATCTTGGCTGTTCAATCGTCGGCCATCCTTGTGACCGCTGGCTGTGGCTGTCGTTTCGGTTTGCGGTCAAGCCAGCTTTCCCCGGCAGAGTCCTGCGGATGTTTAGACGGGGTCGCAACGAAGAGGCAACGATCATCGATGACCTACGGGCCATCGGCATCAAGGTGCGTGCGCTGGAGGCCCAGATGCGCGTGGCTTTTGGTAGTCACTTATCTGGCAGCGTGGATTCGATCTTAGACGCTGGCGTGCCAGGAGCAGTTAAGACAAAGCACATTGCCGAGTTCAAGACGCACTCAAGCAAGTCGTTTGCAGACGTACAAAGGCAAGGCGTTGAGAAGTCAAAACCCGAGCATTACGTTCAATGCCAGTTGTACATGGCAGGGACGGGCATCCATCGCGCTTTGTACGTTGCCATTAACAAGGACGACGACAGCATTTATACCGAGCGACTTGTATACGACAAGATCATTGCGGATAAGTACATAGCCCGCGGTCAACGCATTGCGCTGGCTGATCGGATGCCCGAGCCGGTAAGCACCGATCCAAGTTGGTATCAATGCAAGTGGTGCCCCGCTTACTCCATGTGTCATGAGGCGCAGCATACAAAGGAAGTCAACTGCCGAACTTGCGCACACAGCACCGCCAAGCCTAACAGCACTTGGGATTGCGAGCGTTATGAATCCGATGACATTCCGCTGGAGTGGCAAGTGCGGGGCTGCGAATCGCACGTCCTGCATCCAGACATGGTGCATTGGAAGCGCAAGGATGGCCCGAATGAGTGGACGGCGGTCTACGTTGTGGACGGCAAGGATGTGGCAAACGGCGACCCAGACGCGCATATTTACTCTAGCAAGGAACTGCTGGCTAATCCCGCGATGTGCGCGGTGGGGGATGAAGAAATTGAAAAACTGCGCGGTAAAGGCGCAAGGGTTGTATGAATGAGTTGGCTCTTTTCGCGGGCGCTGGTGGAGGAATACTCGGCGGCAAACTGCTTGGATGGCGAACAGTCTGCGCCGTTGAATGGGAGCCCTACCCCGCAAGCGTACTGTGTGCCCGACAAAATGACGGCCTTCTCGCGCCTTTCCCGATTTGGGATGACGTTTGCTCTTTTGACGGCAGACCGTGGGCAGGAATTGTTGACGTTGTATCTGGAGGGTTTCCATGCCAAGACATCAGCGCAGCAGGAAAAGGCGCAGGCATTGACGGAGAGCGCAGCGGAATGTGGGGAGAAATGGCACGGATCATTCACGAAGTACAGCCCCGATACGTCTTCGTGGAAAACTCACCAATGCTCACTAGCAGGGGACTTGGACGAGTTCTCGGAGACCTGGCCTCAATGGGGTTTGATGCGCGGTGGGGAGTGCTGGGAGCAGCAGACGTTGGTGCAAACCACCAAAGGAACAGGATTTGGATTGTGGGCAACGCCAGCAGCATCAGACGGTCAGCGAAGCGGAACGATCACGGACAAGATGACGGGTCAAAGCCTATCACAGATGGTCAACACGCCAGCCAAATGGCCGACGCCTTGTGCAACGGATTACAAGGGATCAGGCCAAACGGGACAGTTGAGGGACAGGTTGGATTACGCTGCCGAACGGGGAGCAACCAAATCAAACAATTACGCGACACCGCAAGCGAGGGACTTTCGTTCTGGGTCAACGGATCGGTGGGACAACCCAGAGCGATCACGGAATCTAAACGATCAAATTGGTGGTCAATTGAACCCGACGTGGGTCGAGTGGCTGATGGGGTGGCCGCTAGGGTGGACAGACTTAAAGCCATTGGAAACGGACAAGTCCCACTCTGCGCCGCAACAGCATGGAGATTGCTGAATGGCGATTGAACTCCGCCCCTACCAACAGCGCACCATTGATGAGCTGTATGCCTGGTTCAACGCAGGCAACACCGGCAACCCCTGCGTGGTCTTGCCAACTGGCGGAGGCAAGTCTCACATCGTGGCTGCGCTTTGCAAGGACGCCTTGCAAAACTGGCCTGAGACGCGCATCTTGATGCTCACGCACGTCAAAGAACTGATCGAGCAGAACTGCGAAAAGATGCTCCAGCATTGGCCCGATGCGCCCTTGGGAATTTATAGCGCCAGCCTCAACAAGCGCCAGATTGATTCAATCACGTTTGCTGGCATCCAATCGGTGCGGCGCAAAGCTGGCCTGCTGGGGCACATTGATCTGGTGCTGGTCGATGAGTGCCACCTCATCAATCACAAGGATCAAGGCGGCTACCGCACGCTGCTGGCCCAACTCAAGCTCATCAATCCCCAGTTGCGGGTGATAGGGCTGACTGCTACGCCTTACAGGCTTGGGCACGGAATGATCACCGACGAGCCTGCGCTGTTTCACGGCCTGATTGAGCCGGTGATGATTGAGGAGTTAATTCACAAAGGGTATTTGTCGATTTTGCGATCCAAAGTCACCACATCAAAATTAAGTGTCGATGGCGTACACAAGCGCGGTGGCGAGTACATCGAATCGGAACTGCAAGCAGCAGTCAACACCGACCACCTCAATCAGTCGGTCGTTGATGAGGTCATAAGCCGCGCAGAAGGGCGCCGGGCGTGGTTGTTTTTCTGTGCTGGGGTAGCGCACGCCGAGCGCGTTTGCGAGGCGCTACAGGGGCGCGGCATCAAGGCTGCGTGCGTGACCGGCGAGACGCCCAGACTGGAGCGCGAGCAGATGCTGGCCGACTTCAAGGCGGGCAATTTGCAAGCATTGACCAACGCTAACGTGCTGACAACGGGCTTTGACCATTCCGCCATCGACCTGATCGCCATGCTGCGCCCGACGATGAGCCCTGGCCTGTACGTCCAGATGGCAGGCCGCGGGTTGCGCCCATCACCCGGCAAGACAGATTGCTTGGTGCTGGACTTTGCAAGCGTGGTGGGCACGCATGGCCCCATCATCGCTGTGACGCCACCCAAGAAGCAGGGCGACGGCAACGGCGAAGCGCCGGTGAAGGTCTGCGACAACTGCGATGAGTTGTGCCCCATCAGCGCAAAAATCTGCCCAGCCTGCGGTCACTTGTTCCCCGAGCCAGAGGCCAAGAAACTCAAGCTGTGCCAAGACGACATTATGGGGTTAGATGGCACCGAAATGACTTTGACCGGGTGGAAGTGGCGGGAACACACTAGTTTGGCAAGCGGCAAATTGATGTTGGCGGTGTCGTACTACGGTCGTCTAAGCGACCCCGCCGTGACCGAATACTTTCCCGTACTGCATGAAGGTTATGCAGGACAGAAAGCCATGAAGGAAGTCATTAAAATTGCAGACCAAGCCAAAATTGTCGGCATGAATGTAGACAATCTCAGCAGTTTGGCAGCGCAGTTGAGCAACGGCAATCCACCGATTCAGATCAAGTATAAAAAGGACGGGAAGTTTTTTAGGGTTCTACAAAAGGAATGGGAATAATGCAAACTTATCCTTCAGAAGTTATCAACTGGACAATGAATCAATTGCTTCCAGTTCACAAATTAAAACCAAGGCCAGTTAATTATTGGACATATGAAAAATGTCTTGAAGATTCCAAAAGGTTTCAAAGTAGGAACCAATGGTCGCGGGGCAATCGAGGTGCGTTTCAATCTGCATGGCGCAGCGGTTGGATGGATGAAATGATGCCGCCTGGGGGGCGCAAGTGATTCATTATCACGGATTGCCCATCAATCCTGCTACCGCTGCTGTTCGCGCGGTGTCAGGTGGGCACGCTTTTGTGTCTTACAGGCATCCGGGTCAATTGACTTTGGCGTTGGATATTTGCCAAAGTTTCGCGGTAGACAACGGAGCTTTTAGCGCATGGAAAAGCGGTGATCCGGTGCTGGATTGGTCTGAGTATTACGATTGGATTAGAGAGTTGCATCGTTATCCAAACTTTGACTTTGCGGTGATCCCAGATGTGATTGATGGTGATGAAGAAGCAAACGATGCGCTTGTGACCGAATGGCCTTGGCGCAAATCAGCACCGTGGATTGGCGCACCTGTTTGGCATTTGCACGAATCTTTGGAGCGATTGTCTAGGTTGGTCGCAGAGTTTCCTCGCGTTTGCTTGGGCAGCTCGGCTGAGTACGCGCAGATTGGCACTCCAGCATGGTGGTCGCGCATGGCAGAAACAATGGATGTGGTGTGCGACAAAGAAGGCAAGCCTGCTGCAAAAATTCATGGGTTGAGAATGTTGAACCCAGACGTTTTTACACGGTTTCCATTTGCCAGCGCAGACAGCACTAATGTTGCCAAAAACATAGGAATTGACTCTGCTTGGCGTGGAACCTATACGCCGCCCACAAAAGAGGCAAGAGCTGCCGTCATGCGAGAAAGAATAGAGTCATCTCAATCTTTATGTGTTTGGGATAGGAAAGTTGGTCAGATTCAAAAGAACCTATTTTTAGGAGTGGCATGAAAACTGAACACGAAGAACAACGAGAACTGGTGCGCTGGTTTCGCCAGACGTACCCCAGCACGCTTATATTTGCCATCCCCAATGGCGGTGCCCGCAACATTGCTACTGCCTCACGCCTCAAGGCCGAGGGTGTGATCAAGGGCGTGCCAGACCTATTCATCCCAGCTTGGGAGACTTGGATCGAGATGAAGCGCACCAAAGGCGGCAGTCTTAGCCCACAGCAAAACCTGATGCGCGTTTATTTGGAAAGTTTGTTTTACAAAGTGTTGGTGGCAAAAGGGTTTGAAGATGCAAAACAACAAATTGAGGAATTGAGAAATGAAGTGGATGAAGTGGCACAAGGGTGAACCCCCATTGGTAGGTTGGTATCCAACTAAGAGAATTCGGGACAAAGCGTGGCCGAATGGTTACCGTTGGTGGGATGGACAACGCTGGTCATGGTGCGCTTTCCCCCATGAAGATGCGTATATGGCTGGCAAGTGGGCCGCGATGAAAGAGCCGAAAGGCCACAACTCAGAAATTATGTGGGGAAAGCCACAAGTGATCAATTGAGTAAGTTTAGGAGAATTATCAATGAGCGATAAATACCACCGCACAATGCAGTCAGCCTTTGGCCCCTATACCGACGATTACATCTACGACGATGACCCCGCCGAATCGTGGATGTTTTGGCTGGCCGTAGGGGTTACGATCTTGCTGGCTGTCCTGATCGTGTGGTTGCTGTTATGCTGATCTTCCGCCGCTGTATGCTGGTGGCGATGCTCACCGAGGACGCGCCGCCAGAGAAGGCCGAAAGCATTGTGTTAGGTGCGTTGGCCGCGATTGGTTACAGCGTGCCGACGCCCATTCCTAAAGGCGATCTTGTGTCGTTGACTCTTTACTTACGAAATTACGCACATGAATCCGGCAGGCGAAAAAGTGATGTTTGAAGATTGGCAACGCGAGACGTTGGTGCAGTTTGCCCAAGAGGCCAACGAGAAGATCAAGCAGCAGCAGGCCGAGATTGAAGCGCTGCGGGCTGACCTGAAAACCGTACTGAAAGCCTGGCGTGATCAAATGTCCTGAGTGTGGCAGGCACGCCAAGGTCAAGGAGTCTCGCCCTCGCCCGTGGGGGAGATACCGGCGTTACGAGTGCCAATCAGGCCATCGATGGAGCGTTCAGGAACGCAATACAGATACGCTCCATGCTTCTGACAGTACCAAAGATCGTCCTCCTGAGAAGGACTAGCGCATCCGGCCAGCAGCAAAAGTATTTGCAGTTGTTTCAACTTCTTTGACCCTGCGTTCCCAACCTTTGCCGAATGTGGGCCAAGTTGACCGGCCTTTGAGAAACTCTAGCCGGATTGCGGTGTACTTGTCGATGACCATCAACGGATTGGTTAGCAGCACTTGTTTCAGCGTCTGCTCACCGATTGCACCATCGGCGACAGCGCCGACCGTTGTTTGCAGCCATTTGGCCGCGCGGCTGACGCCTGAGTTGACGGCAGCATCAAACACGCAGTAATCCACGCCGCTTGGCAGCTTGTCGCCTTTGACCCTGTCCCAGTACAGTTCTTTGTACAGCGGCGCGACCTTGGCTGGCGTGAGCGCCTTCATGTTTTCTTCGCTAACTGAGCGGTCAATCCAATCTTCCCAAACGGCCTGCGTCACTCCAAGATTGGTGCGCCCGCCTGGGTCAGACGGGTGGTTGACGTAGCCGCCTTCATGTTTGAGCAGTTCAGTCAGACTTTTCTCAAAGTTTTGCTGCATTTTTTTCCTTGCTCCCAATGCTGCTGCCAAACCAGAAGTTCAAAAGAGTTGCCACCACCGTGCCCAAGATAAATCCTAAGATGGTGTCGGCAAACCGGATGTTTTTATCTGGAATTACGCTGAACGTAATAAAACCGATGTACACCACAGCGGCAACTGACCAGAAGGTAGTCAGGTACATGGTGAACCGCTTGGAAAAAATGTCCGATTGCTGTAACGCGATCTTTTGCATATCGCGGGCGTCGGCGGTGTTGGCGTAGTCGGCCTTGATCCTATCAAGATCAATCTGCGCCAACTTCAACGCAGCGTCTGGGTCTGCGCTGATGGCTTTAGTGACCTCTTCAACGCTATCTGCTACTCCAAATGCTTTAGCAATAGCAGACACAGCAGCACCCCCAGCAGGGCCAGCAACGATACTTGCCAGAGCAGGGGCAACGCTTCCCAGTAATTTAAGAAGGTCATTCACTTGTCGGCCTTATTGTCCAGACGGTCAAACAGTTTAGTCAACATCTCTTTGATTTCTCGGATGTCGTCCTTGTAGTCATCACGCACCACATACGTTCGCGGCAGTTCTTCGCGCAGCTTGGCAAGATCAGCCTTCAATTCCTTGACTGCTGCCCACATTTCGCGGGCAAACCAGCCCAACACGCTTGCCGCTGCCCCAAAGGCAAGATTGATGAGGTCTTGTGAGTTCATGGTGCAAGGTTGTTGATTGGCGGTGCTGAAGGGGCCAACTGGTTGGTAGGCTGTTTCAATGCTTTAGAAACTTGACTCTTGGTGTACAAGCCTTGAGCCATTTTAATGGGAAAGCCAACTCCAGGCACCTCGCGCAAAGATGCTCGCAAGCCTTGCATCACGGCGCTGCCGGTGCCAGAA